TCCGGCAAGGTAGTAGGTTTGTCCTACCTCGTCTCCGCTTATGGTGCCACCCTCATCTGCTCTCTTGATTCTGATTAATCCTTTAGCCAAATCAATTTCAAAGTTAGTTGCTATAGCTTCTGGATCCCATGTAGTCGGAGTTGCGTTATCGTCTTCGATTAAAGTTATTTCGGCGATATTCTCAAAAGGTAGTTTTTGCATTCGGCAACTATACAAAATAACTTCCTGGGCGTCATCTCCAGAAAACTCTACAACAGTTTCATCTGTTTCAGAAAGAGTCCCTTGTCCGATGTATCTCAAAAAGGTTTCTTTCGCTGAAAGCTCCATGAAGTTAACTTTCAAGGTACATCCTTTTCGGGTCGGCTCCTGTCCCACAACACGCATTGGAGAGCCGGTTTCAAGCTCTTTGGTTTCATCAATTACCGCAAACTCAAAGCTTCCTTTCACGGCTCCAATGCAATTCAATTCTTTTTGCAAGAAAATACTGTTAAGCCCGCCAAAAAATAAGTAACCATCACCTACTCCCATTTCCGTAGGTTCGTTTACAATTGGTCTTCGTTCTCCCATGATTTTACCTCCTTATTTATCGTTTTGATTTTAAGTTTCCAAAAAACAAATAACCATCACCGGGGGGTCTTTTTGTTTTTCTTATTATTGGTCTTAATTCTCCCATGATAATTCCTCCTTGTTTATGCTTAATATATCCCAGCTAATTGCTCTATAACATGGAGCGGTATTTTATACTCCACTTCAACAGCAATCAGATTATAAAGAATATCGTCGTTTTTTGTTGCATCAATAGTTAAGATACTTAATATTTTTGCCCATTGCGAATAAGCATCTTTCCCTGCCGCATTATTCAGATACAAATTGTTTTCTATAACAAGTTTTATCGCCTGCTTAAATCGCTGTAACATGCGTTCTGTTATTTCAACTTCATCACTCTCCCAATAGAATTCTATAATAACATGTAATAAAGATTCTTTAGGTATGCTATACCCTGCGTTATTTGGTGTTTCAAGAGGACTGTAAACCTGCAAGTAAGGCGTTACATCACCATTAAAAATCCTTCCATACACATATCTAACAGGAGGATGAAGCGTTAATGGCACATCAAATTTGACGATGTCCGACGCTGATTTTCTTGCATTATAAGTAGTGAGAGTGCCGGGCAATTCTCGTTTCAGAATTTCAAGCACTCTATCAATTACTTCTTCCATTTTACAACTCTTTTCACATGTCTTTATGCGTGGGGTTTCACTTGAATCTTATTCTTATTCATTAATTAACATTAACTCTGATTATATTTCACTATGCTTTCGGCGGGGCATACTTCTGGCGGCCCGCCTTCATAATTCGCTTTCCTAAAGACCTCTTAAGTAATGCACCCCATCTTCGTTTTTCAGCTTCCGTTAACCAGATAGGAGGGCGTGGAAGCATTTTTGAAGTTCCCTTCTGATGATATATCGCATACTCAATACCTGTTCCAATCTCAAAACTCATGTCGCTAATTCTATGGATATTCCCCGGCGCACCCTTCTTCGTTAATGAATCTCGCAAATTACCATGTAATGTAAGAATAGGTTGACCTGGAAAATGTCTATCCTTCCATGCTTTATATATATCTGATAACCCTACCCAGGGTTTATTCCCTTCGAAACTACCGCTACCCGCAAATTGACTTTTCTCTGTCTCATAAAAATCTTTGGCAATCAGTTCAAATCCAGGTTTCATGGACTTGACAGAATCTTTTACAGCCCGGATTTGTCGACGCCATTGAGGAATTCCAAGTACCGAGTATCCTACTGTAATATTTTTTGCCATGATAAATCACCAATTCAAAATTTCTTTTTTTATTTTAATTAGAACTTCTTCACCCTTTTTAGCCTCATTTAAAGAATAACCCAAAAGATTATATTCCACACAAGTGAGATTACATACTACTGGTTCTGCCTCACAACGCATGTTTAAAATTATAGGGTCTTGTATCAATATTTCTTCGGAAGCTATCAAGACCACTTCTCCTCCATCCTTTATGTCATATAACTCTTTTTTTTCTCTTCTCATATTTATCTTTAATGCTAATATAACTGAGAGTTAGAATGCTGGTTTGAGGAATAATCATAGTGTGTGTTTGTTCGTTTATTTTATGTTTCAAAGTCAATGAATCGCTGTAAACAAATTTTACATTACCCATAACATGGCTTCCAGTTATTAACTCAATGAAAACTTCTATTCCACTTTCCTCTTCTGATAATTCTCTTAAAAATCCCATTTCATTTTCCTTTCATTTTACCATGTAATGTTCTAAAAATACTTCCGGGTCAACCCAGGCTTCTTTCCCCATTTTTCTAACATCGGCACAGAACCCCAAATTATCGTCTTTGCCTTTTTTCTTTACATGGTAGTTACACGATTCGGCAATATCCCGCCGTATCAATGCAATGCCTCCCACCCACCAGGCTTTGTAAAGCTGTCCCGGCCTTGTCCTCATTATTTCTGCCATGTCGACCCTAGCGCGCCTGCCTGTAGTCTTCTTGATGACATTTAAGGTTATGCTTTGCTTATTCTTATCTACATTGCACATCCCGCATACATAGCCCTTATCATGTCTCAATAGCTTCGCGAGGGTATCCGGCTTCATAGGGGAGTCTGTATCAATTTGTAACCAATAATCACAACCCGACTTTAGAAACATGTCTTTTACGGTATTCTTCAGCATGGCGAAATGGGGGTAAAGTCGAGAGCGAATATTTGTCTCCCGCACATCTAATTCCACGCCAAAGGAAATTTCTTCAACACGAATTGAGCGATATTTCTTCAAGTGAGAAGCTCGAAAGTCTCGCAGGATTGACATGGACTCATCCCCTGCTTCGCAGTCATTGACATAAAAAAAGAGAGAGATAAGATGGCGAGGGTATTCAAGGGATAGGATTGAAGATAAGTATTTAGGCAATATCCACCCATGGTTCCGGGTGGCTATGCCCAGGAATATTTTAGGTAGTGAATTATTTAAATCCATAATAACTCCTTAATAATATCCAAACCTTCGCTTTACTATAATATTTATTGTTTCCCCTCTTATAGCAGAGGTTAGGGATTCACCAAAATAATCAGCCCTTAAAAGGGTGGGATTTGGCCTTAAATCAACGGCATAAGCCATTATCTTATCAGATATAAAATCTAACTCTACTTTCTCTCCGCATACTATATCTCTGTATGCTATAGCTTTACATGAAGAACCATCGGGCAATTTCTTTAATTCTAAATATCTTTTTCTTAATTTTTCTCTTGGCGACATCTCTGCTGCTGCCATTGCTTCTGCCTCTGCTGCTGCCATTGCTTCTGCCTCTGCTGCTGCCATCGCTGCTTCCCCTTGATATCTTTTTTCTGTTTTCTCTTTTTTGCTCTTCCTCCAAATATACAATTGAACAAAACCTAAAACGAGAAGCCAAAAAACCATGAATATTATAATCCAAAATTCTTTCATTTCCACATCATTCCCTTCCTTTCAAAACCTCTTTAAATACCTCAACATACTTCTTAATCTGTATCCTTATATCATGGTATTTTAATACCTTCTGATACCCGGCTTCTCCCATTTTCTGACATAAATCCGGGTTCTCAATCAACTGCTCAATTCTTTCAATAACCTCTTCAACCCGTACTTTCTTTTGTTCTTTTTTCCAGAATCCAACATGGAAGCCGGTGACTTCGTGGTCAACAATATTTGGAATCCCACCTACCGCCGTGGCTATGCATGGCTTTTTACTTGCCATGGCTTCCAGGAGAGTAGTAGGAAAACAATCAATATCTGTGAGGAGAAGGAATGCATCGCAGGAAGCGTAGTATTCTAAGAGTTCCTCAAATGGTCTTTCCCCGTGACTGGCCGGATAAACCTTGACAAAGTTTTGCAACCCGCTCTTCGCTATACTCTTCCGGAGTTGCTCCAACTCCCCTATAACATGTGAAACAATATGGAAGCAGAAGTCGGTTCTTCTGCCCTTCAGGTGATTCGCTATTTCAACAATCCGATATATGCCTTTCCAACCAAAGAGTTGACCTACATACAATATATTGAATTTCCCCTGGTCTTTCTCATTTTTAAACTTATTCCCTCCACTCTTATATCTCCCCACATCAATCCCATTTGGAATTATAGCAAGTTTGTCTTCCGGTATCTCCTTTTTTCTCATGTCAAATTCCTTTTCAGAGAAGACAATAAATTTGTCAACAAGAGGGAGATAAGGAGCGGGTGATTGTGTGAAAGAATGGATATTCATGGTTACGGGAATGTTCTGGCTCTTTGCCCATTCTGCAGCTTGTTTTGATAATGGATTCTCCACATGATGAAGGTGACAAACTTGCGGTTTGCGAGATAGCAAGGTCGGATTGAAGGCTTTTGAACGATTTATTTTCAATCCATTAAAACTTTTCATTCCATTCGCCGTGATACAAAAGAAATCAAGGTTCAATCCTGCTTCATAGAAATGTTTAAGCTGCAAGTATTCAGGGATAGATTCCATGCCGTCCACAAATCCCCATCCCACTAATGCTAACTTAATGTTGTTTTTCTCCTTGATTTCCAATCTTTTACTTACATGAATCCTGTCTAAAACCGAGTCCACTTTCCCGGCAAACTCTTTCACTTCATTTCTTTGTATTACAAGTTGTCTTCCCATCTCTCCTATCTGCTCTCTCAGTTTCTTGTCTGTAATTAATCGCATGGTTTCCCGCACAAGTCCAGTTATATCTCCATCTTTCACGGCAACCCCACCATTCCCAATGGTTTCTTTATTGGCAAAATTAGCATAAGTTATCACTGGTTTTCTGAGATACATAGCTTCCAAAAATGCCATGCAGTATCCCTCCCACTTTGTGGGGTACAGAAATATATCCATGCAGTTTAGAAGGTCTGCCTTCTCTTGCTCTGAAATTTCCCCGGTAAATAAGATGTCTTTGCCATCTTTCAGTCCAAGCTCACGAGCTTTATTCTTCAATCCGTCCAGGTATTGCTGGCTTTTAAAAACGGATAGAGCGCCGCCTATGATGAAAAATGATTTAGGATGTTTCTTTTTAAGCTGCTTCGCTGATTTCAAGAAGTCTTCCGGACACTTCCCCGGCTCTAATCTTCCCATCCTGCCTATAACAATTCTGTTTAAAGGTATTCCATACTTCTTCTTAATCTCCTTAACATCACACGCATTATCATAGGGAGCGAAATCAAGGGATAGGTGAATACTGTCAATTTCCATGTTTTTAAAGCTTTCGTTCTGTTTTATTATTAATACATTATTCTTGGAAGTCGTGATAATGGCGTCGATAAGAGAAGCCGAATAAATCGGCAGGAAAGCGCAATGATGAAAAACTACAGTCGGAATGCTCAGTTCCTTTAGCTTCACCACGGAATTTCGACTCGTGTGATTCACGGTATGATGTAAGAACATGTCGACCTTCTTTTGCTTTGCCAGGTCTGAAATCTCATGGTCTTCGCAAATCACAATTTCCTTGACATTCGGCAGAGCCTCGAATAGCTTTGTCATGCATCCGCTTTTATCGGCAAATATAATAAAGTCATTTTGGGAATACCTCATGTGATTCAGCATTTGAATCTGAATACCACCCCAAACGAGGTCGAAAGATGAAACTCCTATTAGCATGTTATCCTCCAATGTTATATTTTTTCCAGGAATAAAGCCCCAAAAGTATAGGGCTTATCGTCGAAAAATGGTCTTACAAGATAATTCTTTTCGTTGTCATAAAACTCTTGATTCTCCCTCAATTTAAACAAGCCGGTGGATAGAAAGCTTCGCTTAATATCTTCCCATGTTGTAATCTGATTCTCCGGGTCTGTATTTGGAATGTGTCCTTCTTCTATGCATAACATGGGGGCAGGATTTCTATAATCGAATGTAATAGATAGAGTCCCTCCGGGCTTCAATACCCTGGCAATCTCCCGCAGGGCTTTCTGCTTATCATGGAAGGGAATGTGTTCAAAAACACAAACCGAGAAAACATGGTCATAGTGATTGTCAGGGAATATCATGTTATTCATATTCATAAAGAAGGAATTCATATTCCATCCCATTTTTTCTGTTATCTTATCCCCTTGTATGAGCAAATTTGCGTTCATATCAATACTGTCAACCTTGTAATTTAAAGAGGCGAGATAGCAAGTAAACAGCGAAGCGGTTCCCCCGGCGTCCAATAATCTCATGTCAGAATTCAATTTAGGACAATTCTGCAGAACCCACAATATCTCCCAGTATAGATACCAGGGTATTCTTTTGTCATCAGCCGAGCAAGGCAATGCCTCATAATCTTTACCTCGGTTCCAAACACCAATTCCCCCAGTCTCCTCAATCTCTTTCTTCTCCTGCTCTGGTAGATACCCATACCAACTTGTAAAATAACAATTCTTGACATACATATCTATTATCAACTTGTCAATATCGCATGTAATCTTTTCTCCTTCTGTTGTAAATAGGTCATCTCTATCCATCGTTTTGTTGATAATTTTCATTCTATGTCCTCCATTCGGTTTGGCGAAAAGCATTGTTTCCCTCATAAATGAAATAGTCATACATTTTTTTAGTGCATTTTGATAGAAGTTCTTTAATAAATTTATCAGTCAATCCCTCCGCTAATATTCTATCCAAATATCCTTCGTATTCTTCCCCCACAAAAGGTATATCACTCCTAGAGCTTAATCTTCGTGAACTCAGAGACATGTGAAAGACGAGGTCGGCAATGTTTTGTCCGAAACTACCTTGCTTTTCCACTTTTCCAATAACGGCTACGATTGGCAATCTAAATGATTTTCTCTTCATTACAGAATAAGCATAATAGTTAGCTGCAACGCCTGTGTCAGAATGCCCTGTAATTGGTGTATATTTGGGAGAATAATAATCATATTTTTTATCTGACTTTTTATGCCTTTTAAAACCACAATTTTCTGAAAGCAGTTTAAAGTCTTTTGCGGTCGAAACCCGATAACAATTATCAATTATCAAGAAGGGTATCATATCAGGGTTATTCTTGCCAAACGCCATATATGGCTTTTCAAATGCTGAATTCCTACCAGCAAAGATATAGCCTTCATCAACTTTATCAATAAGATATGATAGCCATGCTTTTGACATAGGAATGCAATCACAATCAAGCGAACAGACATAATCTGTTGTAACATGCGAGGCGGCAATGTCCAATGGGACTCCAGCATTCTGTTCTTTGTCTTGCCTGCCTGTTTGTAGAACTAAATGCTTATTCCCATATTCTTTCTGAATTAAGTCATAACTTCCATCCTGCGAATTGTCATCAACTATGATAATCTTCTGTTCAATTTCTGGATTCTTCATGTATCCAATCCAACGCAAACAGGCTTCCAAAAAGCAGAAACTTTCCAAATGTGGAATAATTATTGTGCATGATTTCATTTTATTACTTCTAACCTCCATTCAATGGTTTGTGGTTTTCCATTCTCAGAACATGTAATTTCAAAACATTTGATTTCCTTTTTTAATACCTTAAATCTCGCTTCTGACATGTAGTTCCAATTATAATGTGGTGTAAAATAGTCAAAGTTATCAACATGCCAACAGAGTTTATGTGTTGGATCCTGCCAGAAGAATGGATTCTCCGGGTGAGGTACTATAACATGAATCTTAGCCCCTGCCTTACAGACCCTCCATAATTCTTCAACAATATGTAATTTTTCTTTGCCATGCTCAAATGAATGAGAAGCAACAACTCCTTCAAAGGTGTCATCTTTAAATGGCCACTCTGAATCCATATCCATTATAATTACAGATTCATCAGTTTTAATGCAATCTGCATTCACCCATTCTTTAGGGTCTTTTATGTTTTTTCCACATCCGAGATTCAGCTTCATTTTTCAAATACTCCTATCAAGTTGTGATCGCACAATACAATTTTGACAGTCTTAAACCCTGCATTTTCCATGAGTCGCTTTAGGTATGATTTGTCAAAAACAATTTTATGAGCACCCCACGATGTTATCCAATATGAAAGGTCTTCGGCATCATACAAGAAGTTGGTTCCCAGGCCTGGTCTCTTATATGGCGTTTCGCCAGTTCTCTTATACTCCGTATATCGCCTTGCCAATTCCTCTAAGTCGGGTACTAACAATTCTATCTTTTCCCCGGGCTTTAAAATGCGAAGTATTTCGGGCAGAACCATCTCTTCTAACTCTTTCTTGGAAAAATGTTCAATCACTGCAAAGGCATGAATGTGAGAAACAGAGTTGTCTGCCACAGGGATTCCAAATCTTATATCACAACAAATATCAGGGTTAACATCCTTCCGGATGTCTATATTGGTGTAACCTTCAATTCGCTTTGGACCTGAGCCGAGGTTAATCTTCATGTTAATCCTTCCTCAATAATATCGAAGCAAAAGTGTAGTTTCCGTAAAGCGGGGGATTATCCCAATCTGTCATGTCGTATATGTTGTTATTCCCCACAAGTTCCATGTTAGAAGGATACACAATTTTCTCCAGGATGTTTTGCCAGTTATAGAACCTGGTATGCGAAGACCACTTCCACCCGGCCTTGCCGTATTCAATGTAATCCTTGTGGTAGTCAACTGTCAAGAAGAGTAATCCCTTACGCTTCAATACCCTCCTGAATTCGCTCATCGCCTTTTTCACATGCGACAAATCCTGCAGATGTTCTATACAACTAATACAAAAGACTTTGTCGAAATAAGAATCAGGGTAGGGAAGCTTGAGGAAAGAACCTCTATCAGCTTGTATATCGAGATTTAGCTTCGCTGCCAAACAAGCTCTCTCTTCCTGGTAATTCAAATCCAGTGAATGCACATGGCACCCCAGGCGTGCAAGTAAAACAGGAAAGAGCGAATAGCCACTCCCGGCGTCCAAGACTCTGTCGCCTTTCTTCACTGCCGTGCAATTAACGGCATGCGAATATTCCCAGAACCGAGGTTTCCATGTCTCTGAATTATCCATCCCGTCAATGTTGTATGGAATATTCTTCTCCTCGCAAACCTCTTTTGTCCTCAATAAAGTCATGGTATAATTCGAAAATTCTTCCAAGTCTTCCTCTGAATAAGTTTTATTAATAGCCTTCTTTTTTACCAAGTTTAGGCGATTCTGATTCTGAATTTTTGCCTGCTCTGAGTTTCTGCAAACACCATCAGCACAGCGATATGTATAGAGAGGAAGAGCCAGATTGTCTGCCTTATGCCCCTGCGCTATCAATCGCTTCCACAATTCTAAGTCTTCAATATGTAGATGGTTTTTGCTTGTAGAATAATGGTTATCCTTTAAAATGTCAGCCCGAATCATGACGCTCCCATGCGTGAAAGCATTGTTGTACTGCAACAACTTATTGATTTTTGCCATCCCTCGCGCCTGCGGGCACATGCGCAGGTAAGAGCCGTCCTTATCAATAAGTTTGGCAGAAGAGCCGATGAAGGATATATCAGGATGTTTTTCCAAGTAATCTACCTGCACCATAAATCGATTCAAATCGCTTAAGTCATCCCCGTCCTGCCTGGCAATGTATTTTCCTTTTGATTGTTCTATCCCATGATTTAAAGCATTAACAAGATTCGCTTCCTCCATATATAGAATTTTAACTCGCTTATCTCGTTCTGCATACTTCTCCATTTCCGCTAAAATGTCCGGGGGAGTCCCATTCAGAACTAATAGCAATTCAAAATCATGGTAGGATTGATTCAAAATCGAGTCAATTGCCTCCCTGAGATACCTCAATTCTTTTTTATATATCGGCAAAATCACTGATATTTTTGGTGTATTCAAACCCTTCACATCGATGTCCCTCCTACCGTTCTTGAAATATTCATAAAATCTCTCGTAAGCAATGCTTTCATAATCATGTATCCCTCGCTCTTTACTCGCTATGATAGGAGAAGAAGAAAAACCTGCAACCGCACCCAGCACCGCAAACAATCTTTTTAAATCCTGTGGTTTTTTCCTATAATCTTCCATCAAATCTTTTAAGAATCCAGTCATAACCTCAAAGCCATATAACTCTTTCTCTGCCAATTGTTTATATCGCATAAAAGTTGACTTTAAATCAAAACACGGCTCATGTGTCCCGGCGACTTCCTTCACTATGTCAATTTTGAATCCTGATTGTGTCCATTGACGAATAATATCCATTTCGCAATCGACCCGGTTTTTGAAGACAAAGGATTTCATGGGTTCTGTCTTATAGATTTTCACGCCTTGAATCTGTTTTTTTAATCCCGTATCATACAAGTCCAAACAAACACAAATTACATTACCAGGAGCCTTCTCAATCTTATCGTGCAATCTCTGGATACCGTCGGGATAAAGCACCATGTCTTCATCAACTTGAACGAAATATTTAAGTGAGGCTTCACGAATCATAGTATTAAAAGCTTCGTTCATAGGTTGCACATTCTCCACAACATGAATAGGATAAGAATTCTTCTGGCTTTTTAGGGCTTGCATGCATTTTGGAAAAATCCCTTGACCTATTGTAGAAACAAATATTTCAACCTCTGGATTCATAACTGCCTCTCTTACTTCTTATAATCAATTATCTCAACGGGGATAAGAATATTTTCATCATGATTATCATTATAATGGATTGAACAAATCGCTCTATGACACCCATCGACAATACAGAAAGAACCATCGGAATTTATAAATGCTATAACCCTGGGAATCTCTTTGTACAGCGGGTCTTTTTGCACCACTTCGTTTAAAGCCGATAAATCCTTCAAGCATATTATCACATCTTCTTCATTTCTGATTTCTCCGGTTCTCCGTACACGGGGAATGCCTTTCTTCAATCGGATAACATACCATTTATAATACATGGTTTCCTTGATTTGTTCCTCTGTTTTTGCTTCGCTTTTCAGGAAGTCATAGAATGGGAAATCTATAGGGTTACTATTGTCGTTCAATTTAAGTTCCTTGGGATTTATAAAAACTATTTTTTTTTATCTGGTGTTATCTCCAGCTTTGTCAATTTGTATATTTTTCTCCCGTCCCGACCTGCGTAAATAACTCTTGCTTCGAAGTCGGTATTATCGGCAATCTCCTGCAAAAACACAGCTTCCGGCAATTCCTGCGGGTCGCTGTCAATGAAAGCCATGTCGGTTATTTCTGAAATCCTTGCAAGCATTCCCCGGGCTTTGTCTTTGTCTGTCCTAAAGAGATAATAAAACACACTCAGTGCGATCACAAAATCATATCTGTTTTTTGTTCTTTTTAGAAAATCGTGTATCTCCTCCAGGTAGAATGTCGAAGACATCCCATATACCTGGTTGAGATACAAAGCTTTTTCATAATAAATTCTGTTATGGTCGATACCTGTCATTTGCACCCCACATCGCTCCATGTAATGACAGAAATAACCAATATGGGAGCCAAGGTCGAGACCTTTTAGCCTCTCCGCATGGCTCCACTGAAAGTAATGCCCTGTATTCCACTTGTAATAATATCCCGGTTTCTCCTGGCTCTTGCTATCTGTTACCTGGTAAAAATTGTGTGCATTAATCTCCTGCTCAATCACTTTAATTCTGTGCTCTCTCATTACTGGCCAATCTGAAAAATCGGGATGGTCAATAGGATTATACAAGGTCTTTTTGCCATATTCATCCTGCAAAGAATCCTTGAATGCTATCCAGTCAGAATGTCTATGTATGACTATCAAGGGAATGTTTTGCAAGTTATTGTATAATGCACATGTGATTCTATGGCAACCCTCAAAGATCCGAATTTGCCCCTGGCTGTCTATAAAAACCTGCGGTTTATCCATGTCTTGAAACCAAGTGTCTTTCTTTACAATATCATTCAGCTTTAAGAGGTATTTCAATCGATTCACAATGTCTTGTTCATTTTTAATTCCATTGATTCTGTCAGAATGAGTCCCTATTTTTATGTGATTTAGATACCACTTGTAATACTCTGTTTTCTTAATTTGCGGGACTGTTTTCGCTCCACTTTTCAAGAAGCTCCAGAATTGGAAGTCCTTAACATCCGCCCCGTTTATCAGCTTTATCATTTTTGGATTTGCCCATATAATGTCATCTTTCACGGTACTGTCCATGTTATTAACTATGTTGTCTGTTATATTATCAATCATGTTATTCTCCCTTGTGTTAAATTTTAAATATAGTCATCCCAGTCCGTTGGCTCCACGCCCTCCTGTTCATTGTAAGACCATGCAGCATCCCCGCGAGGTCTCTTCCATACATGAGGATCATAGGCGTCTGTATCGTCTGCTCCGGCAAATAACTTCTGTGGATAATCCGCATAAGTTTTCATCATGTCATCATATTTTTTCTGAAAAACCTCACTAATTTGTTCTGCCACGCCCTTCTTAGGGGTAGCCCTGGTTCTTAATGCACTCTCCTGCATTGCTAATGCACCATAAGCATTCATTTCCTTTAAGCGTTCTAATGCCTTCGTGAAGCCTGCCGCAACAGGCAAAACTATCCCGGCCTTCAATAATATCTCATCAATTTTATTAGCTATGTCGTCAATAAACAAATCTCTATCCATTGTTATTGTTACAGGCACGGTAGTATTCATGTATTTTCCGCCGTACTTATCCATGTCAGTTGTCGTACAATATGCCATGGCTTATCCTCTTTATTTATCCTTGTTTATCAATAGCGAAGGCAAGGAGGAGGCATGCACTCCTCCCACGCCTTGCCTTACGGTGTATAAGTATCAGTCCAAAGGTATCCCAAAAGTTCTGAAGTCTGTTTAAAATTAACGAAGGCATCGACAAACATTCTATATCCATCTTTGCCATCTTCAAATTTTGAACCAGGCGGTCTTTTAGCAGATACAATCTGCAATCCCTCATCATTGCCAGTCTCGTCTTCCGGTACGAGAGCCATGGCGGCAGAAGGATTTTGTTCATTTGGATTCGAGTCTAAATAGCCAAACCACATGTCAGTTGTCCAAATGGAAGTCATGTCAGCGGTTTGCCCTTTTTTAGCCACATCATAAGTAGCGTCTAAAACAATTATATTTTCAATCCCAAGTAATTGTTTTAGGGCAGCAGTGGCGTTTGCGATAGGAAGCCCCGTATGTTTTATCAGGTCTCTTGTTATTGTGTTAGTAACAATTTTGCCATAAGCGATGTCGCTCAAAAGCCATGTATTCGGTTCACGAGTACTTCGGGACTGTCGTTTTACTGCGGGTTTGATTTTGTTCAAATAATCCTTTTGAATGTCCCCGGTTGCAGTATCATACTTGTTCACGGGAGCGTCATTATTCCAAATACCTGTATCCGTAAACAATGCGGCTATATCCAGATTATAGAAAGTATTAAACAGTCCCATGGCACCCCTGGTATCGGCTTCCATAGCCTTGTTGATGTCCATAGAACGGAGTTCTCTGATTTCAGCGTTGCTTCTTTCGACATTACCATTATACCCATCTAACATGATTTGCCTTTTGGTGTACTTGAATTTAATCCTCCGGCGGTCATTGTCAGACTGAGTATTAGAAACCCTGAATAATTCACGGAGATCCTTGAAGGCGAATGCTTTCTCGTCGAAGAACGGATACCATGTATCAATCGACTTAACATTCATAGCTTTTTTAAATATTGTTCTCCAGATAGATTTCGCTATAAATTCAAGCCCCACATTCTCTAATTTGACATTCCGCCTTAATCCGTTTGCTATTGCCATGTTTTTTTCACCACCTTTTTATTATTATAATGTTACTGATTTCGGAAATGAACTAAAGAAATGCATGAGCACTTCATCGCCATCTGCAGTCGCGGCCTCTATGAATTCGCCCACATAATCTTGTGCAACGGGAGTTAGGTTGATTGCCACTTTTGTAAATTTACCATCGGCTGCCAGTTTAGCCTTGTCTTTCACATCCACAGCTCCGTCAACAACCACCGTATATTCTCCGCCCGGCACGAATTTTCGCACAATAAGTGTATTCTTCCCGTCAGTGTATTCTGAAGCGGTTACGGCTTCGTCGGTTACTCCGATTACAAGGTGTGTAGTACCAGTGCATTTGTCTACTTCGTTTAAGTTTGTAGTATGCTTCACGGCGCGAAATTGTTCATTTGCCTCAGTAATTTTTTTTACAACAAGATAGCCGCCTATTGTCCCTGCTTCCATGACTTATTCCTCCTTTGCTATTTCAAATTTTTCAGAGAGTTCTTTCCGGGCTTTTGCCATGATTTCTCCTCGTTTTGTCGCTATTTCCCAATCAGGGTCTTTTTTGGATTCGCTTCGCACTTTAGTTTCAAAATCATTCTCAGAAAGCATGTTGGCTTTTTCTTTAGCCTTCGGCTCTTCCTTCACAAGCCCCACGCCCTGAACACCCATTTTGACAGTCATTACAGGCGATTTGTCCATGAGTATTTTCCAGGATTTCACCTGTTTTTCATCTAGTGTCATCAAGAATTCATGTGTTTCCTCCAGGTCTTCCTTCTTGATTCTGTACGCCTCGCTCCCCGGTTGCGGTAGATATGATTCGGCTAGAGTGAGACGCTCTGTGCTTCGCTTCTCCTCTGTTATCTTCTTCATATCTCCTTGCGCTTTGTCCAAGTCTTCTCGCAGTGTTTTAATCTGGTCATTCCGTTCTGCAAGAGTTTTTACCATATCTTCATCCGGCATGTCTTTTACCTCCTCCTCTGATTTTTTACTTATACTCAAACCACTGAGAAAGTCTTTGAATTTAGACCTTCTCATGCTATTGCCTGATTTGTTCTTTAATTTGTCGATTATCTTCCCACCATAACTCTTGAATTTCTCAAGCATGGCTTCTATCGGCTCCTCCTCCTCCGGCTCCTTATCTCCAGGTGGAAAAGCAAGCTTCTCTGGCTCATCTTCCGGTTTATCTTCGTCGGGTGGCATTTCATCTTCCGGTTTATTCCCTGGTTTATCCTTATCAGGAAATTCATTTTCTGCCATAGCTATTATCGCCTCCATCATTTTCTCGGCTGGCATGTTCGTCATGCTAATTTCAAAGGGCACATTCTTAACTTTTTCGCCGGTCTTTCTATGCTCATATTCACCCCACCAACCGGGAGAAAGGTAAGCGTAGCTTCTATCGTTAAATGTTTTTGCGCCCAAAGTGTTGAGGCGAACTTCAATCCACCCCTCATGCGTCCCCTTGCGATAGATATTGAGAATATCTCCATACCGCCGGGTATCGCTTTGTATGTTGAGAAAGAAGGGATGGTCGACATGCAAGCCGATAGTCTGACCTAATGCACCGCTCTCGAAGTTCGTTATCATTTCGCCTAATTCTTTGTCATATATATTTTCGCCAACACAACAAAATTGCAATTGAAGGATGTCTCCGTCCTTGTATTCCTGTGTCTTGTATGCTATTTGAGTACCCTCTTTGAGGGTCTTATAATTCTTTAACATGGTCTCATGTCTTTTCTTAATAGCTTTCCAGGAATTCTTCATCTTCTTCCACTTCTTTTGAATTGCCAGCCATGCCATCTTCTCCGCTGTGGGCTTCCCGTTTCCATCTTTTACGGCCTGCCGATATTCCTTATTCCACATGTTCTGAATCTCTTCGGGGAGATCTTCTTGCGGGGGCGTAGTTTCTGATTTTCGTCGCCAATTACCCTGCGGGTCTTGTTGCCAATTTTGCTTTACAGCCCCCCAGGCAGACTTGATAGCACGGCTCTCTTCAAACCCTTTATCAAGATAACCATTAAACGCTGTTATCCAAACCTTCTGCGCTCCAGATGGTAATTTTTTGATTATGTCCGGGGGATTATCGAAAGTATATGGCATAATGCTTGCTCCTTAATATCAATCATTTATCATGTTTTTTATCCATAAAGTTAACTTATAAGTTAACTTTTAAACCCACCAATCAGGTACGGTAATATCGCCGAATCCAAAAAACTTCGCTACATCTCCCACGAATTTAAACACTTTCTTCTTCATCTTTTTTCGCATGACTTCTTGTGTTATAAGGTCAAACCCCGGTTCGTCTACCCAATGCTCTCCACGTGTCCACAGATTATAATGTCCAAATTTATTCACTATCTCTGCTTTTGGCATGTCTTTTAAGCCCGGGTTCTGCTTTCTAAATTTAGCTTGCCACTTCTTCTCAAAGTCTTTGTTATCTGCCTTATACTTCTCATCTTTATAAATTCCGACATATTCACATTCACAGTTTATATGTTGTGCCGGGGAATACTTATCTTCCAAGGCTCTGCCTTCTGCTGTTGTGGTGTCAATAATTAAGCCGTCAAGAGCTTCGCAAAATGCACATGTATTATCCATCAACGCTACATATTGAACGGCAGTGATGTCAGGGGTATCCTCGAATGTTAACCGCTTCCCCTGGTTCGCTGCGTCTTGAATCAGAGATGTGCCCATACGGGTTATTGTTAATTTGACGAAACTGGCAATGGCTTCGCCAATTAAAGGTTCGGCTAGAATTGAAGGTTGCAGGGATGGGGTGAACATTTCTTGAGCTTGCCTTTGTGATTGTAATAATAGTGCTGTGCTCATGATGTTAACTTCCATCTTTTTTGAAAAGATTTTAAACGACTAAAGTCCCTTCAACCCCTCTTTTTGTTCGGTCTATGGTTCTTTTCTCAAGCCACATCAAAGCTTCTTCGAGCTTGGTAATCACAATTGCGTTTTCTCGACAAGAGAATTTCCCACCATGATGTTCTTTTTGTAGAAAATTCAACCTATCAATCAACACTGTAAGGACAGCTTCGTTTGTTGTTCCATTGTGTCCCTTCTCGCTTACAACTCCATCTTGAAAAGTAAGCTCAAGCATTGCTCCCCTGTAATGATGTCCAGGTTTTTCCACGGTTATACCAGAAAAATTGTTTAACCATGTAAGAACTTTATCCATTCCCGTTACCTCCATTTTGTTTAATTAGAAAAATTTTCTCATGTGCTCATATTCTTATACTTGCCCCTTAACTCCAATTTCATCAATAATTCTTGTCATCGCCATGTTAACCAACTGCGCCGCAGTCTTCTCTTTCGCCTTCGGCTCGTCACCCACAAACGCTGTATTGTTTACAATATTATCTGCAATGAAAACCTTCATATCCTGCATGTATTTCCCCTGAACTATGTAGGACTTTTGTCTTGAGATTTCTGCAATTTGCTTTTTGGTTTCGGCAACCGTTTTGGTTGGTACGGTTTTCCCCCGCTTCTTGCCCTCCGATAATACAGCGTCAAGACCTTCCTGCATAGAACTCTGCAAAAACCGTTCTGCCACGCTGCGGAATTTCTCTTCATTGGGAACCTCCATATCCATAAGCTGTTTAATATCATGTGATTTGGAGTATGTTAGGATTGCGTCCATTTGCTTTGTTATAATTGGAGTGAGAGCTTTATTAAGCTTCGCTTCTTGGTCTTTCATAAACTTTTGTTTTTCTTTAAAATACTTGATACCGCCGATAGCTTTTTCCCTATCTGTTAAATCACGCCAAAATGGGTTCGTGTCTTCTCCACACTTATGATGTGAAGCCCGCTCTGCCTTCTTCGTGGCCTTGCTACCAGGTGGTTTGTTGCCCGGCGGCTTATTTTTCGGCGGCTCATCATCCTCGTCTTCCGGCTTCTTCTTATCCTCATTACCGGGCTTCTCATCTTCGCCTTCATCTTCTTCGTCATCTTTGTTTTTATCGCCCTTGGCATTCTCCAATTCCAATTGCTGTTGTGCTATTTCGTCTTGTCGGGCCTGCTGCTCTTCCTGGAATTTTGCCATGTTTTCTTCCGGTAATCCTAACCTTTGAATTATCATGTCTTGAGCAGAAGGATATGGAGGCAAAACTTGTTTCTCAAATGTCAGTATAGTATCCAAGAGCCATTGATGCATATCCTCTTCTGATATAATTGCATTTAAAACAGGATAAACATCCGTAGTAAAATTCAAGTCAATATAATACTTTATGAGCTTATTCAATTCCCCGGCTATCAAATCCAATTCAGCTTGAATCGCCATGCCGAAGAAATCTGTGGCGTCCTTGGATAACGCCCAACTGCCTGCCGCTCCTCCGGCTAACATGGCATGCTGTGTCATGGCTCCCCAGAAAATGTCTTTCTTAAGGCTCTCAATGATTTTCAGCGCCGTGTCGAATCCCGCCATGCTCATTTCTTTTGTTATGTCAACCCACCCATGAGGATATAAAGCACCTGTTTGAGCACCCGACCTAATATCGGATAACATGCTTTTTACTGTTTCCCATTCATTGCCTCTTATACCCACGCCTTGCGGGGCTTGTATCCTCGGTTCTGCAACCAAGTATCTCTCCAATCCTATCAAAATGTTCTTGAGTATCTTCTTTATTAACATGTAAGGCCGATACTGATACCGACACATTCCTATGCCGTCCCAGTTATCGCCTTTTTTCTCATAGTTGAATATTATTAATTTATCACGGGATATGGGCTTCGCTTGTTTATTACCCTGATAATCCTGCTGTTCAATTCCTATTAAATTATTTTCATTGTCGAATTGCCATTGTATTGTTTTGGGGTGTCTGTACCACAGACCCTTTAGAAACCACTGATTATCAATCGGTTCACTCTCAACTTCAAACACCGACACGCCATATTTCTGATAATCACAAATCTCGTTCAGCTTGCTTTTCCAAACAAAGAATGGGTTGAAGCGAATCAGCCGCTTAGAATAATCTAACATGTCTTCCCGTAATTTATCGTTTATCTCTGCTTCCTTCTCTATCGTCTCATCCCACTTTGCAGAGCATATCGGCTTCTTGTAACATAAGAGACTGAGTCTCACAGACCCTTCCTGCTTCTCCATCTCATCATATATCGGACATCTATCCGCCAATAATTCTAAGTTACCTAACTCTTCATCCTGTATCTGCCCGCCCATTATGTCAATACCTGTTACACCCAGGACGCCCTTTTGGGGAGGGGAAAGGCGGGTTGGTTTCTTGAATGATGGCCTACTCGTTTCTGCCATGGTTCGGCGTAATGCGTTCAGGTATTTTATAGCATGGAAAGGTGTTTGAGAGAAGAATGATAATATTTTTTTGTAAGTTTCTTTTAGGTTCATGATTGGTTACTCTCTGTTGTTATTTTAACGGCCTTCTCCCCGGTCAACTTCTCCCATCGGTCAATTATCACCTGGCAATATCCCGGCTCAATCTCGCAAATCTATACTTTTTTTATAATTCTCGTTCTGTTGCTCTTGAACGGCTATTTTGAATTCTTCTTCCGTGAAAGCAATATCGCTAAAGCTTCCCTTCACCAACTCTTTGGGAGAATTGAAAAAAATAAATAAATCCTCAAATTTCTTCTCTTTCCAAACCTTATTCTTCATGCCTTTGCATAATAACTCATTTATATAAACCAATTTCACAGGATGTTTAATTTTTATATAAGCACGAATTTTCACATCGCTATTAGGACAAAACCAACATCCCGTTCTGTTTGCCCATTTATAAAGCGGTAAAATCTTTTCGTTATGTTTCTGTATATATGCAATCAAATCTTCATCGGTTTCTTTTATGAGGGGGCAGAACATCGGTTTCTTATTACTGCCTTCCATGTAAAAACGAGGATATTGCCCCCGCTTTGAAGCATTCGCCGAACCTGCCTCTGCGTGCCTTATCCCGTTTAATAATAATATTTTTCCGTATTTCTCCTCAATATACTTCCCCGCCCTAGCCAAGGAATGAATTTTTAATAATGATTGACACCACAAATTACCATAAAAAGGATAACCTTTTTCTATCACTGTTTTTTCAATTAATTCCGCATCTTTATAGCCACAAACAATAGATTCTAAATCATTTTTACTACACATGTATTGTAAAAATTGATATTCTTCTTCCCAATTAAGACCAGAATCCCAATACAAAACACTTATTTTCTCTTTTGGTAAATTTTCTAATGCCCATAAAAGAAGAAAAGTGCTATCTTTCCCTCCTGAAAAAGAAACAATAAATCTATCGAATTGTTCTAAAAATTCTTCCTCATTATCAACTATAATTTCATTCTTTTTAGCGGTGCAAATGTTGTCTTCATCAGTATGCTCTGGCTCGTTAGCCTCATCAAACAATCCTTCCAATCCCTCCGTATCAATCCCGGCAAACTGGAAATCGCCTAAATCCTCAAACTTGAAATCAAGTTCTTCTGCAAAATTAAATAAAGATTCTTCGGTCATCTTGCCATACTGTGAGTTGATAGCCAGGAGCTTTTCTTTTGCGTCCCTCTCGTCTTTTGCTTCTATATACACAACAGGAAAGGCTCCGGGCAATTCCTCGCCTTCACTTGCCATGTCTTTTAGAACGACTTCCCGTTGATGTCCGTCTATGATGTAATTTATAACCTTGCCATTCTCCTCATTTTTCCACACAAAGAACGGAGCAATGAATCCCTTCTCTACAATCTGCTTTCTAAGCTTCGCTTTATTCTCATCAGACAGGGTTTTTAGGTCACCTTGAAGACATGTTAAATCCGCAAGCGGTAAACTATGTTTTGTTTCACATGCTATTTTAATTGTCATGTTATCTTATAACTCCTATCCTTATAATCCCATCTCTGCATAGTTTGTCATACTCTTAAAAACGCTATCAGCGTTCATGTTTGCTACATCCTTCCATAATCCCGCCGTATCACCATAACTGGCAATCATGGCGTAGTTTAAGGCATGTACGCAGTGGTCATCACCTGTCCGTATCCACTTGTAAGTTTTGATTCCCAACTGCTCATCTTTGATTTCGGCAATCCTCTTGATATTCAAACAATGCTTCACAAACACGGCTACTTCCGGCAAGTCTTTGCGAGGTAAGACAAGCTTCTGCCCTCTGATTTTGTTTACAAGAAAGTCTATGGTTCCCGTCCTGTTGGCTACGACATAGCCCTTCTCTTCTCTGAATTCTATATACACCGTTTCACGAGCCGTATAACATGCGGGAGGAATCAAGTAAACCCTGCCAGGGAAATCAGCCTGAAATTCCCTGGTCTTGGTATCATTACCTCCTGGGTCAACCACGCAACACATGACATTGTAGGTATCCATGTCGCTATAGATTTGCTCCCATGTGGCTTCTCCCATGGCCAGGGTGGAGAAGTTTTTGTCAGATCCCCCATCGCTACTTCCTTTCATAATAACATGTCGCCACTGCCGCTTCCCGGTATCAACGCCCATGTAATTCTGCGCACCACTCATGCTCGGTGTGGCCGCCCTACAACATGCTAAAACCTGCGTGGCGGTTAACTGATTCTCTGCCATGATAAACGGCAATCCTAAGATTTCACGAAAAAATGTCTCTAAGTCTTCCCCTGGATTAGCTTCACCTGCCTGCAACCGCTCCCATAAATACAGGACTTCACTCAAATCCGTGGGTGCTGTGCTCAACTGCGTGTAGTGATAGCCATGTATTTTAGAATCAGGATTCTTCGCTACCCATGCCCCTTGTTCAGTATCCAGTTCTGCCCCGCACTTTGAGCAAACTCGAATGACCGTATCCTCATCAATTCGTTTTAAGCATTCCGGGAATGTCTCAACAAGTATATTATAATGTTTGCATTGTATATTCGGACATATCAGATTCCAGTTATATTGTGTCGACTGCTGGAATAATGCATTGATACCCCACCCGGCCACAGTGGGGATGCCCACATAATGAAGCCATTTTAAGGTCGAGTGGGATGTTCGCTGTTTAGCTTCGCTTAATTTCTTCATGTTACCGATATGGTCAAATTCATCTATAACTATAATGTCCATCGGGGTTTCCTGCGTGCCTTTAGGATTTCTCAATCCTCTAAAATGAACCATACCCTTCCCGATTCGTCTATCCCCTACATTGTCAATACTTCGCCTGTCCATCTGCAACATGATTTTTGGCGAGTCCTTGATTATCTCTTCTTTAACCCGCATTGAAAAACGGTTTGCCCATCCCTCATCAGGGAAGAAGTATCCTGTCGAATTGCCATGTTGAGCGGCTCTCCATATCGACATGATAGCCTTCTTCGTGGAGATACCCACTTGAACTGCTTTCTGCTCAATCTGAAAAGGATGGTTGTCGTCATACGGTTGGCGAAGGTACTCATGGCCTTTGAACGAAAACGGCTTACCGTTTAACATGACATTCTTTTCAGCCCAGACAGAAAGCTTCGTCTTCATATCACGCTTCACCTGCAATTTCTCTTCAACAAGCTTAATGTAATTTTTCTGCTTTCTTTCTCGCTTTGTCAAGTTCTGCTTCAAGTTCTGCCTCCGTCATGCTATCCAATTTATCAGATAATGACATGTTAATATTGATGGGATTCGAAGGGTTACCGCCCTCATGGCGAACTGTCTTTGCCCACTTGTTAGGGTCTCTTCGCTCCAATATCCATGCTAACGCAGTCCAGTTTCCTTCTTCGCCTAACTTTTTTATCCCTCGAAGCCTTTTAGCTTCTGCTTGCGCCTCTGCTTTTTTTATGTCCCTATAAAACTCATAAAATTTGCCGCTTTTAGCTTCTTTTCCATCAGCAACCCACCGATGATAAGTTGTTTCTGTTATCCCACATGCGGCGCATGCTGTGCATAAATAATTCCCCTCTGCCATGAGTGAAACAATATTCTCATGTAATTTTGGTGTTAATTTAGAAGGGCGTCCTCCTGCCATGTCATTCTCCCCTATATAAAGAAACGAACCGGGTGTTAGCCGGCTCGCTCCTGCAGTGTGTTAGGCTCGATGGTCTTGATAGTGTTTGATGGTCTTCTTGATTACAAAGATTTCTATATTACCATACCACATGGTTATTAAATTGTCAAGTATTCAATTTTCCAATTTCAAGCAATAAAAATGTTGCTAAATTACCCATAATCTGACCACAAGGACAAATAAAACTCATGATAAACATCAATTTCTCAATAGCTTCAATAGCGTCTTTGCAGTCTTTGATTGTTATGCCACATGACTTTAAATCTAAAACCCTCTCGAATTTAGCTATTTGTTTTAAATATCGATAAGTCCAATTCAACACTACTATTTCTTGTTTTAAAAGGCTCATTTCCTTCCTCCTCATTCCATGATTTAACACTCATACATCCTCATAAATTGTCCTCTCCAATCAAATCGCTTTCTTTTCTTTCCAAACTTATTACCTCCTGAACCACGCCCTTTCTTGATGCCCTCATTCTTCCTCGTTTCCTCTATGAAGCATTGCTGAATCTCTGTGGTCTCATTGATTCCTCTCATTGCCACAGTCTTCTGATTCGCCATGTATTCCTGGTAATGCTCCCCTGCCGTCTTAGAATACACATCAGGATAGAATGCCATTTTACATGCTAAACAATGCCATTCAACATCCCGGAATCGAAGCATTTCATTATATTCTCCACCCAAAGACTGCGAACATTGCTCCTGGCAGAATGGGCAAGACACTTGAAGCTCAACTATAATGATGTTGTCTTTACCATGATAATAAGAGAAGTTGACCTTGTAGAATGCAAAGCTTTTAAGGGTCATATTATACTATCTCCTCATGTTATTTTGATGGGCTTGGATTACTTTCGCCTTTTAAAAATCATTTCATACATCGCTTCGTCTTCGTTCAGTGCACGCCTGGCAAATACCAATTCCCAGCCAGCTTCACCCTGAACATTCATCTCAGTTTTAAGGTCTTTGTCATAAAAACTATCAATTTTGTATTCCCACTTTTGACCCATGGCCTGTTTTGCTTGTTGCCCGGTTGTTTTTAGGCTCCCCAGGACATCAAATTTCACCACGGCGATAATTACTCCAAAAACCACTATTGCTATAAACAGAGCAAAAATGAAGTTTTTGGTTGCGCTACCCCGGTTATCGGCTTCCTTCGTTCTTTGCGTTGTGTGTATCATTTGCATGTTTTGCATGATTTTCGTCTCCTTTTTTGATTTGTTTAATTTTAGAAATATCGATAACTTCCCATTCTGGAAGAGCCAAATTCATCTCTAAGTAGTCAAAACCATGTTCCTCACAATAATCCATGAATTTGTCCTCCCTAACAGCTTGCATGGCTCCCTGTATTTGCTCTTTTGTGAACATTATTTTATATCCTCCTCACTTTGTGTCCTGCCTCCCTGTGGCACTTTAACCCATTCTAACACATAATCACCCAGAATGCCCTTTAATGTGTCTCAGAATCGCTGTGTGTTAATCCTTGGTTTTTCAATTCCGGCCTCCTCGTCTTTCTCCCTTGTTTGCACATCCAGCATCCATCTTTACATGATAAATTCCATTTCCGTAGTCTGCCCTCACACCACCATTCAGAATCCATCAAATCCGACTCTCCCCATGACTTTTTAATGGTTTTGAGCCGCTTCTTTATGATTCGCTCTACATGATGGCGGCGGATTGAGCGTTTATTGGATTTCATGTTAATCTCCGTAATCAATTGAAGTTCTTATTGTTCTCCAAATTTTCGGCTTTCTAAACTCCTCTAATTTCTCAGCCCTTAAACGACAAACTTTTAACATCTTTACAATCCTATCAAAAATCCTTTCTGACACACTTTTGAGCCTCCAATCAATCTCCTCTGTATTTAAAACTAAAATTGGATAACCAAGCCTTTGTTCGGTTGGTAATAACCAGTCATCTTGTCTTACCAACCATTCTTCATGCTTATCGTGAATCTTCTGCAGGTAGTCAACCCTTATGACATCCTCACACTCTCGACTCTCATCAACTCCCATTCTCTCCTTGATTCGTTTCTGACACCCCTCCGAGGTACTCCTGAGATAAATTATCATGTCGGGCTTTGCAATAATATCACCCAAAATCTCCTTCCTGAATACCCTGTATTTCTCCTTCTCCTCTTGGTCTTCTATAGCCACCTCCGCAAATATCGAATCCGCATGAAGGCTCCGCTCCAGGAATACAAGTTTCCCCGGGCTATCCTCCTCCAAACGCAAAGCGTTGTTCTGAGCGGTCTTCCGCTCCACAGCCATAATCAATTGAAACGGATATGCCCATAGCTCTGGTCTCTCATAGAGATATGGGAGATACTTCCCCGGTACTGGCTCCGGGATTATTGCACAGTTGGGATTGTGTTTTAACATGGCTTTTAAAAACTCAGACTTCCCGGCTCCGATGTTGCCTTCTATGAATATCATTTTCATGGCTCCTCCTTGTTTGTTATTTTTTTGATTATCCTGTTTCCAAACCAAGACACAGATCCCTTCTCGTGTCCTTCTATCTCTGTCTTCCCACATACTATACAATACATCTTAACTTTCGTAACCATACCTCCATCTGAGTCCAATATGTTTATTCTACACAAATTACTACAATCAAGACATTGAGTATAATAAGTCGTATAATACTCTTTATAATATAAAGCAAAATCACCCATTATAATGCCTCCTCCTCCTCGCTTTCTTGCTCTCTAAACTCTCTCTGTAGCTCGGCTCCAAGGATTCCAACAATCCTATATAAAGTCTCCTTTCTGTCTTCTGTCGCTATCTTCTCTGTCATGTAAAGCAAATTGCCATACTCCTTAAAAAGTTGATATGCAGCAGTCAACCACATCGCTTTGTTATCGCAGTATTCGGGGTAAAACTCCTTAGTCATGGTCAACCATTTCTCGATAAAATATTTGGTCTCCACCTCCTCCGATTTTGTTGTTATAAGCATTTCTTCCATCCTCAAAACTTGGTTAAAGAAAGGCTCTATAAGGTTTAAATCAGAGAAAAGACCAAAAAACTCTTCTTTCTCAGTATCTATACAAAATTTTAAGGTTCCCCCCCACATCCTCTTTGCATAATTCTGTATCTGCAAGAAATTCTTGCGAATGGGAGGAAAAAAGCCTTTGGGCACCCCACCGGATAAGTGCAACTCTTTAATCCTCCTGAACTTAGAGTTAAGCCAGTCAAACAACAGGGGCGTTAGAATGCGGTAGTAGGTGTTGTTAGCAAAGATGACGCCCTCAAATGGACACTCAGAGGGTTTTTTGCTTAGAAAAGACATGTCAGATAGGTTGACATAAAAGTATGATTCTTCTATATTTTCCACCTCATTTTTGGGTAGAATTTCCACTTGATTTTCACTCATAATTTCACTCCTTTTTCTATTCTTGCCGAATGGCACTTTTGCTGGCACTTTTCGGGTCACCCGATTTCAGAGGAAACTCCGATGACCTGTACATAAGCGGGAAACCCCTATTTTTGATGGCACTTTTGATGGCACTTTTGCGACACCGGAAACCCTGATGAACAGTATGTTTAAAAAATTCCTGGCACTTATGGCACTTTTTTTCACCCATATATAGGTATATACATATTACTTACTCTTACCTTACTTACTGTTTATTTTTTCTTATTAAATTAATAGAAAATAAGTGCCATAAGTGCCATTATTCAGATAGAGTGGGACTTTCCGCTTAAAAAAGTGCCATAAAAAGTGCCATAAAACTGCCATGAACTGTCATAAGTGCCAGGTATTTTTCCAACTTCTAATAGTTTCTTACATCCCATGCTGAACCCTCCTCTTCCGATTTAATCCCTATTCCACAAAAAACTCGAAAATCAGGCTTTTTTCGTGTTTTCAAGTTGAAGGTAGTTTCTATATGCGAATAGAATTTATTTCTACCAAGGGATTTTATTCCGCTGTCTTCACAGTATTCGCAGTAATCTTTATACAGTAATTTCCGGTTAATTTCATAGGTTTTACCTAAAATACAAACATCATCTACAAAGGCTCGAACCGGGTCAGCTTGCTTCTGATATTTTGACATGGCCTCTTCAATCTTCTCCGATTTAGAAAACACATTATTATGGTGGAGTCTGCGAAGCCCGCCTACCGCCATGTTTAAAAAACCAGATAGCTCCTTGGTGTCTCTAACCATTTCGTCAAGACCTCTTATCGTGTTTTTGTCGCCAGCTCTAAATTGTTTCTCAAATGGTATAATAAGCCATTTCCTCCAAAACCCATGTGTCCTATCCCTCGTCGCTGGCAATTCATTACATGTAAAAATGAAGCGGGCAAATGGTTGGAATTCAAAGGGGTCTCTAAACTTCTCCTGGGCAGTGATGGTAGTCTTCCCCGATATTAATAGCTTGATTTTGCCAGATAGCTGAATAAGACTGTTATCCAGGTCATCATAAAGGTTCGCCAACTTTCTAAACAAAACAGAAACAACAAATTTGTCATCACTTGTTATGTCTTGGAGACTCAATCCTGACATGTTTTCCCTTCCAATAAGCCCCTCCAAGAGTGCGATAAAAGTTGATTTTCCATTATCTCCCCCGCCGGTGGCTATGATACCCTTCTCAAACTTTGTTTCAGGGATTAAGAGGTATCCTGCGAATTCTTCTACAAGAGGTATAATAGAGGGGTCTAATGTTGTTTTGAGATACTTTTCTATAAGCTCACTTTTGGCGTCCGGGTCATAATTCAGAGGTATCCTAATAGTTGAGAAATATTTGGGGTCATGTGGTAAGAGTTTTCCAGCTCTCCAATCTAACATGCCGTTCTTAAGGTTAATTAAATTACAAGCCTGCCTGTCTGTCTTTGCAGTTGAAATGGGCTCATGCCTCTCTATGTATCCCATGATTTCATTGACAGAGAAACTTGTAGTTTCTTCCCTCATAAGCCTCTGTATTTGATGTCGCATGTTACCAATTTTGTCGGGACTGTAAAGCCCGTTTTCATACATAAAGACCTTCCCGCCGATAGTGAAGGGTTTGTACCTCTCTATGAAGTGCTCTGCTATCCTGGGATAACAAATTTTGACTCCCTTCCCTCCCGGTTTCAATACTTTTGCCCAATCAATATTGTCAGGTTGCCAGTAAAATATTTTGCGATCATTCATCAGGGCTTTTAGGGATTTGTATGCTTCTTTGTAGTCTTCCTTAAAAGACATGACGAAGTCATCTAAATCCGAGTCGGGGGTAGGCGTCGTGAAAGCCGCAAAAGTCATGTCAGCCTGTAGTTTTTCTAATACAGAATGCCCGGCCTCATCGTTATCATATATTACAATGGGCTTCCAATTGGCAGAAAGAACATCCTGGGCGTGTAAAGAAGCTGCGCTTCCCCAGGCCGCCGCATGGATAAAATCCAAATTGAGGCGAAGGAAAAGGGATTGAAGTTGAAGCTGATTGAATTCACCTTCCATAAGAAGGATTCTTGACGCCAATTCTTCCTTCCACTTCTTCCGTTCTTCATCTTTAATGTTGTTATCTCCAGGCGAAAATAAACCATGGTTAAAGAAGCCCTGGGCGGTGAATGGCTTAAACAGATAACAACTTTTAGAGGAGGCATAGGGCTTCCTAATTTTGATTGACTTGATATTGTGGCGATGATCTGTGTAGAAAAAGGCAAGCCACCCTGCGGCAAACTCTTTAAACACATTATAGAATTTATCGAAAATATCATGTAATATGCTTATATCTTTATTCTTCTGAGTTATTGCCTTATGAGCCTTGCTCTCTTTATCCGTCATCTTCACACCGTTTTTGGCCAGTCCGAGAATTCTCTCGAATTCCTCATGAGTCAAGTTGAAAGCTTCCAGGGACTGCTTGTAGCCGGCTGTATGCTTTTGAGTTAACTCATCAATCTTTTTCTGCATGATGGGTTGCCATGAAGTGTAGGGGGGAAGGACGCCTATCATAGACTGCTTGAGAACCTTCGGATGTATCTTCCTTTCTAATACACAATAATTGTAGGCGTTTTTGGCTTCGAATTGAGAGTCAAAATCAGGGAATTCCGTATTGGCAGTGTCAGCTTGCCGTAATAATTCATCATGGCATATCTTATAAAATTCCTTAAATAGCTCATAAGCTTCTGTATAGATTGAAGTTTTCTGTCCCCCATAGATAGATATATAGAGGTTGCAGGATGGGTGGAAACACTTTGCAAGTGTTTTATCTTTCTTAATACAGAATGTATTGTGGTGGCAGGTAGGGCACTCCTCGCGGGACTTGCGAGAGAATAATCCTTTTTCAAGGTAATATTTCAGGTTATTTATATTGCCGATTTGAATAACATGCGCCTGGGTTGCTGGTTTTGAGTTGTCTGGGTTAATCACAAGCTATACTCCCTCTTTTATTCTGAACTTTCTACATTTTCCATTCAATGCAACTTCTTTTTTTCTCAACAAACACTCTATTTTAGGAAAAGAGTTGCTTGTCTGTATTTCAGAATTTTCACAGTTTATACATGTTAATATTTCCCGGTAATTAAAGGACGCTTTTTTTGGCTTCTTCTCTGCGTAACAACAAAGACACCCCATTAAGTCTTTTTTGTTGTGTTCGCAAAAAAAGGCATCCTCTCTATGGTTTGTTTCGCCAGGCACTATAGAGATAGTTTTAATGTCTACTTTTTTGACAGATTCCCTTTTTGAAATCCATTTACCACACTTTGTTAGAAAAGCAATTCTATTCTCTTCTATTACAATGTGAAATCGTGGGGAGATACAGTTTGAATCTATGTCATATATGATATATGGCTTTTCCATTTTCATTTCCTCCTAAATTTTTTAACAACAGAAAAGAGAGCTTCCCAAGCATAGAGTTTTGACGAACCACGGAGGGGAAGCTCCCTATTTAACATGTTGAAGCATATTAACATGTTATGTGTATTAGAAACATTATGATAACCCAAATTTAATTTAAGCAATAAAACAACTCTAAGCATTTTTTTATCTCCTCTTGGTTCGTCAATTTTATTATATCACCACAGGGATTGTCTGCCAATCTGGCTTCGCCACATTTTTAATCAGTTTTCTTGGCTTTCCGTGGTCTCCCCTGTTTTCGCCTTGGCTTCACTGGCTTCGCCACCCCGATGTCGCTGCCTTTGCTTTTAGGCGTTTTCGCCTCCTTCCTTTTTAATACAATACCTGGGAAATTTCCCTTCTGGATAAGTCCTTTATACATCCAGGTACATGTGTAATTGGCACCAAGAACAAGCGTTACGCTGGGATTGTTTTGTTGCAGGGCATTCTTGGTGGCAGAGTTAGCAGGGTGGGATGCGCTTGAAATCTTTTCAATTACCATTGTTTCGCCACCTGACTTCAAAGTAACGAGGGTGCCTGGTGATAATTGCTCCGCAATATCATTATTTATCATGTTATTTTCCATCCTATTTCACCTCCCATTTTTTCAATAACAAGCTCAGAAAAGTATTCCTGTCCAGCACCTTCTCGATTTTAGCGCAATTCCCAATTCCCCATGTATCGCCAAACAGAATGACTGTTTTTTGGGCACGGGTAACGGCAGTGTAGAGCAAATTCCGATGGTGCTGCCAACAGTGTTGCTTGTGAATGATAGCGCAAACGCAGGGGAATTCCGAACCCTGGCACTTGTGGATTGTCAGGGCGTATGCAAGCTCCAAATGATTGCCAGTACGGGGGATTAATTCAACATGCGATGTATTGCCAGATGTATCTCCTTTTTGCATTGCATTTTGCTTTCCAAATAACACTTCAATGTGCTGTTTTGTTATTTTTTGAACAATACCTTGGTCGCCATTCATGATGTCCAACTTGTAGTCATTCTTCGTCTGAATGACTTTGTCACCGGGATACAAAGTGATCTTTTTGTGAGCCGCCACAGGCTCCACATCAATCCCATATAACATCTTTTGCATGACCCGTTGTATTGCCAGATTCAGACTGCGAGTGCCCAGAATACCCTTGTGCGTGGGGGTGATGAGTTGCACATCATAGACAGGGGAATAGCCAATATCCTGAAAGCCTCCATTGAACATGTCGATAATGTTTTGCAGAAGAACCTGCGGTTCTTTCTCCTTGACGATGTACCAAGAAGCAGGATGCTCCTCCGGTGCTACGCATTCTGTTTTCGCCACTTTGCCATGTAGAATATCATTACAATTGTGTTTCAAAGTTCCGGATTGTCGTATGCATTGTGTGAGGATTGTAGAGGGTATTAAAGATGAGGATAACATGTCTCGCAGGATGTAGCCGGGGCCAACAGGGGGTAGCTGGTTGTGGTCTCCAATTAATACAATTGCCGTGTTGGGATTCAATGCGAGGAAGAGCCGGCGTGCCAAATAGACATCAAGCATAGACGCTTCGTCAATTATTATTACATCGGTTTCCAGGGGGTTCTCCTCGTTTACTGTGAAAACATTGTTTCCCCGGGCTCCCAGCGTCTTATGAATCGTACTGGCCTTGAAGCCCGCAAGCTCTTCTATCCGCTTCGCGGCCTTCCCCGTTGGCGCACAGAGGGTGACATGTAGGTCACGGGAATGACAGATTCGAAGAATCTCCTTGATGGTGTATGTCTTGCCTGTCCCGGCAGAGCCGGATATGATTGAAGTACCAAACACCATGAATTTCTTAACAGCAGAAAATTGTTTTTTGTTTAATCCTTCTCCTTTATACAATTTAAGGTCTCGTGCTGGGAAATGAGCATTTGCTTCGTCATGCATATTTTCAAAACATTGCGCCAAAAAGGTCTCTGCCTCAAATATGGTTTTTAATCCAAATATCGTCTTCTTCCCTTTCAGAGTCATCATTTCTAATTCACCGCTCATTACAACATTTGTGAGCCTTGCGCTTATTACAAACTTGGAATCCCTCCTATCCATGATTAAAAGCTTGTTAGCTTTCTTAATAAGCTCCTCTTCTTCAATCCAACAGTGCCCTTCCTTGTCCAGGGTCTCCCTCACTGTGTAGATAATCCCGGCGTCAACCCGCTCATCACTATCCTTCTTAATCCTCATCTTTAAAGCGATTTTATCGCTTTTCTTGAATCCGAACCCGTTGATGTCCTGTATCATAAGATAGGGGTTTTGAGTGAGAATTGCCTTTGCGTCGGTTCCATACTTTTCAGTTAACAAGGTAATCTCATGGTGGGTTAAATCGAAACCTGCGAGCCAAACCGAAATGGCATTCATCTCTATATTGGCTTTCCACACCTTTTGAAATTGCATGGTTACTTCCAGGGATATTGAAGCTATTGAGGCTATTTTTTCGGGGTGATTTAACAGAACTTCTTCGAATTCCTGACCAAAGGCTTTAGCCAACTTAGCTGCTTTCACCGGGCCAATACCCTTGATTTCCTTGTTCTTTGCAATGAAATTGGCGAGCCCTTTGGCGTCACATGGCATTTCCGGAATGACCTGCTCTACCTGGAATTGATGGCCGTATTTCGAGTCGGTTACATGATGACCGGAGAGGGTGACTTGGTCGCCTTGTTTAACATGTATGTTGCCACGGAAACGAATGTCAAAGCAGACTGGTTCGAAGTGGCCTTCCAAAGAATTATTTTCATCCTTTGAACTTTTTTCTTTGCAATCCGGCCTCAATATCCCTGCCGTCCAGCCGGTATGCTCCTGGCCGGGGCGTGGGAATATGATTCGTAAGACCTGGCCGGTTATTCTGACTTGAGGTGACTTGGTTTTGACTTTACTTTTTGCAGTTTTCATGGTTTTTATCATTTCCTTTCATCTCCGTTCAACTAATTTTCTTATCAAAACAGCTTTGTACTCGAAACGATAATTAGGCTCTAGACTGAGAAGAGGAGGTGGAATATCCAAAAAATATTGGTGGCCAATCCCTTCATAAGTCCATGTTTTTTTTTCTTCTAAGAGCTTGATTTCTCTTCCTTTTATGTCCGTTAAGATAAAGTCTAAATCTACAACTTTAGAGAGAGCTTCCAAAAATCTTTCGGGGGTTGCCATGTATACATAACCACAAAAAGATTTTGCCATATCGCTAGTGATTGTTAGATTTAAATAGGTTCTATCTGGCAGATTAAAGTCAAGGAGTCTATGGGGGGAGTAGACCTCGTGGTCATGAAGCTTTCGCTCTTCTCTTAATTTAAAGTCAAAAAAAGGCTCTATCCTCATTCTCATTTTGTCATCACAAAACATGTGGATTGACTGTTCTTGTGATAAGTTAACTTTCGGGTAATGCATAGCTGTTATCATTTCCTTTCATTCACCTTTTAAAAATTGCCAATAATCCAGAAGTATAGCTTCTGTTGTAGCTAAAGCTCCTTGCCTGTCTTTGCATAGAAAAACAGGGATATGCCAAGAATCTTCTATGCTTTCAATTGTAGCAAGAATAGTCTTTGGATTGGCATGACTGTTATAATCACCATTTTTTATGTCTTCTCTTGTACCTTCAATAACTATAGACCTCCAGAGCATTCCTGACATCCTCTTAATCTCTTTAAAAAACCTTTTCCTACCATGTGTAACCGATTGAACAAAGTCATCAAGGCTCTTTCGCTCAATACAAATTTTATCCTCATGTCCAAGGATGGAATAATCTCCCGTCTTCAACGCCTTGCGAATTTGCATGGCGCGGGCCGGGTTGAAAGTGTAGGGGTGTTGCTCGCGGGTGTCGATTATGATGGTTGGTATGACTTCGCCATTATTCATAAGTCTTCGCCTCCTTCCATTTCTTCATTTCCTTCAAATTTTCTGTCGCTTCTTCCCTTATCTCCAATATATGCCTCATTACCATTTCTCGTATCATGTGGAGCGGTATATCTTTAACTTTCCAACCGCATTCAGAACAGACAAAGAAGCCTTCTCCATCCAAGTTCATCGGTATTGTATCTTTTTTGCAGATGTCGCAGATTAACATTGCTGGTTTCTGCATTATCTCTCCACCTCCCAATTCAGATTTTGTGAAGGCCTAAACTTCACTTTTGTTCGAGCCGGTATTGACATTCTTTTCCCATCTCTGGGGCTAAACACTGTTCTTTCTGCATATTCCCTGACCTTGAATGTGCCAAAACTGGCAATTTTAACATGTCCACTTTTTTTTAATCCTACAGATATGGATTCGATGAAACAGTTAACAAGGTTTTTTGCCTCCTTTTTGTTAAGTTGAAAGTATCTATGTCTTGTGGTTCGGAAATAGGAATTGGCATAATTCTGGAATTGCTCGGTCAATTGTGCTTTGTTCATAAGGCTTCGCCTTCCTTTC